TTCTTTATCAGCAGCTTCTTTATCAGCAGCTTCTTTTTCTTCTCTAGCTGTTTTTTCTTCTGGAGTTTCTTTATCAGCAGCTTCTTTATCAGCAGCTTCTTTTTCTTCTCTAGCTGTTTTTTCTTCTGGAGTTTCTTTATCAGCAGCTTCTTTATCAGCAGCTTCTTTATCAGCAGCAGCCTTCTTATCTTTAGCTTCTTTTTCAGCAGCTTCTTTATCAGCAGCAGCCTTCTTATCTTTAGCTTCTTTTTCTTCAGGAGTTTCTTTTTCTCCGCCTTTCTTTGCTTTTTCTTCTTCTGCAGCAATAACATCCTTGTTCTTATCTTCTAACTCTGCCATAGCAGCATCTTCTTGTTGCGCTTTTTTAGCAAGTTCTTGCATTTTAGCTTTAAGATCTGCCTTTTTCTTTGGATCATCTTCCATACCAGTAGTTCTTTTAATAAGCTCAACTTGACCTTTAATTTTTTCTTTAGATAATTTAGAAGCTGTCATTGGACCCTTTCCGCTAAATTTATCATCTACCATTTTTTGTAGTTCAGTACCTTGTTCTTTTGCTTTCTTTACTTTGTCTTCTAGAGATTTCTTTTTATCTCCCTTTGCTTTATCTGCAGCAAATTGTAAATCACTTGCGTTCATTTTGATTTTATTAACCTTTTGTTGAGATTTAGCAGCTTTCTTACTTGCCATCCAATCTTTAATAAAATCCCCAGCTCCTTCTTCGATTTGGTCTTCATCTTCAATTTCTGAAAGTTCTTCAGTTAATTCTGATGCAAGTGTTTCTAGTGAATTGATGATAGTGTCAACGTCACTACTAATAGCGGTTGGCTGTGATACTTCTGCTTGAACCTCTGATTCTTTAACGGAAGTATACCAATTGTTAAATGATTTAATACTCATAATTATTTGTTATTTTGTTTATATTAATATATTCTATATATCTTTTAAAAAACGGCATAAAAAAAGGGAACTAAATTAATAGTTCCCTTTAATATTATAAACTCTCGTTTAACTTTATCTAGTTAACAAATATTATGTTAAAGATACTAAGTTAGTCCAAGCATTAGCCGCAGCAGTAACTGCGAAAGTAATGTACTGAGTTTCAGGATGGAATCCAGCTTCAACTAATGCGAATCTTGATTTAACAGCTACTTTAGGAGCCATAGTTCCTTCAGCGATTGTTTGTACAGATTCAGCCATTAAGTAAGGCATAAATACTAATCCAGGTCCGTTTCCGTCTCCTTTTCTACCAACAGTAATATCTAAAGTACCCCAAGCTAGTGTTGGATCAGTATAGATATTGATTCCAGCAACAGATCCTAATGGGTAGATTGCTCCTGCAGCTTGTGCAAAAGTGTTAGCCATTGGGTTTGCAACGAAACCTGAGATAGATTGTAATACTGTAGCAACTTGTGCACCAACTACGGCGAAGTTACCAGCTCCTCTACGACCTCTGTTAGCGATTAAGTTAGCAGCAGCTAAAATTTGCGTTAAGATTTGTCTGTGTAAAGAAGGTACAGTTTCACCACCATTCGCATTACCTACTGAAGGTAGTGCAAGATCAAAATCAGTTACACCAGCAGTTATAGCAGCGAAGTTAGCTACGTTAGTAGTACCTAAAGCTCTTAATTTTCCTAAGATGTATTGGTTGATTGATTGAGTTAATTCATTAGTTAAAACAGCTTCAACTTGAGCGACAGCGTCTACTCCGAATTGCTTTAAATCTTGAACTTGCTCTCTTGTTACAGCAGCAGCAACTTGGAAAGTTTCAGCTGAAACTGATTTAGAGAATAAAGAAAGACCCATTAATTTGTCTGGAGTACTTTCACCTTTTTCTCTTGAGAATGGTTGAGAATATCCATATGCGTTTTCACCGTCTCCAGCAAAACCTCTAATGTGATCTTCTAATCCTTTTACTAATTCAACTTTAATAGCTGAAGTTTCTCCAGCAGCAGCAGTTGCAGCAGTAAATAAAGCTGTAACAGTACTGTTGTTAGCATCTACAAAAGCTTCACCAGCCTTTTCAATTTCATAGATAGTTTCTCCATCAATTCTAGATTTTCTAGATAATGCAGTAGCGTATGTTGCATCTGCTAAAGCAGGGTTAGAAACGATTACCGTTGCTCCCGTTGCAGTTGTAGTTACAACTGAATATGCTTTTACGTATGTTGGAGTAACGTCGTTATTAAGTTTACCACCTTCGTATACGAAGTCTAAGTAAGATAATAATCCCATTGGTCCAGCCATAGGTACTACAGGTACTAAATCAAGTCCGATAGTTTGTGCAGCAACTTGCATTGCTAAAGGTAATAATGAAGGTGACTTGTCTCCAGAACCGTTAACAGAAGAAACTCCGTTTGCAATTCCTGAAGGTAAAGTTGTAGCTCCCATACCTGCTAGATTCATTGAAGGATCTAAAGACATATATGAAGCATCTTCATAAAGTTTGTGGTTGTGACAGTAAGTCGACATCCATGCTAATTTCTCAGCATCGTTGATACCAGTCGCAGACTCGATAATCGGAGCCCATGTTGATCTGATTTCAGATTCGTTAATTAAATTTGCCATTTTGTTTAAAATTTATTTTTTTTAATGGTTTTTATTTTCGTATTCTTACGAGTTTCGATTCTAATTCAGTTTTTTGCTTCTTAACTGATAATCGAGTGTTGTTATTATTAATATTACTATATATCTATATTATTTAATTGAAAAAACCATTTTTTTGATTTTTTTCAATTTTAATAACAAGAGAAGGATGTTTAAGTCCTTCTCTTATAGATTATATATTGTTATTTTTTAAATTTTGCTGCTAATTGAGCTGCAATATCGGTAGTATCGTATCCTACAGTAGATTTAGTTTCTTCTGCTTTAGATTCATTTAACATTTCTAACTTTTCCATTACTGAAGCAGTTTCTCTAAGATCTCTTGTTTGCCAAAAGTTTCTTACTTGATATTCAGTACTTAATTTGTGCATTTTAGACTGAGCCATGATTTGTCCTTTTTTACCTTCAGATAATTTAGTCCAAGCTTCATGATATTCAGATGGCATCATTGAAATTACAGGTAATGTAGTTTCTTCAACAGATTTAGCACCCATTAAAGAATTACCCCATAATCCCATTATTTGTCCTTCAGTTAAATAACCTCTTCCTTCGATTGCTCCAGATACTGTTGATTTTTCTTCAGTAGATAATTCGTTGAATTCATTTCTCTTTGATTCAGAAATAAACTTAAAGAATGCTGGATCAGAGTTTACTTTAATTTTAGAGCTTTCAATTAGGGCTTCTAATTTAGAAGTAATTGAATTTCTATAAGCTTCCATTGCGTCTTCTTTGATTTCTTCACCTTCAGCATCTCCTTCGCCTTCAAGCTCATCTTCTAATTCTTCTCCTTTATCGTCTTCAATAGAACCTTTTACGTATTTAGTATCATCAGCATCTTTAGATGGTTCAGTTACGTCTTCAGTTTCATCTTCTAATTCTTCAGCAGGAACTCCAGCTTCATCTTCTTTAATTGCTTCTTCTTCAGATTCTTTTATTTCTTCGCCTTCAGCATCTCCTTCGCCTTCAAGCTCATCTTCTAATTCTTCTCCTTTGTCGTCTTCAATAGAACCATGCTTAAGTTTGTTTCCATCTGCATCTACAGAATCTATAGTTACGTCAGTAGAATCATCTTCATCTTCGATTTCTTCAATTTCTTTACCAGCTTCGTCTTCAACGATTAAGTTAGTGTTTACTGTTTCAGCAACGTATTCAGCGTATTCAGTTACTTTTTCTAAGTTTTCTTTTAAATAATCAATATACTTAGTCATGTTTTCATGAGTAGTAGCTCCATCATTATAAGATTCTGCTAAATAGTTTGTGTAATTTTTAATTTGATCAACTCCTTCAGCAATATGCTCAGAATATTGAATAGAATTATCTAGTGTTTCCGCTAGTTTTTCAGAATAAGATATTGATTTATCTGTTTTTTCTGCAACATTTTCTGAATACTCTATTGATTGATCTAGTTTTTCAGCTAAATACTCAGTGTATTCTTTTAATGATGTTAGTTGAGATTCAGTTGACTCAGCGTCTTTTGAAGAATTCATTACCTCTTTGATGGTTTTAATTTCTTCTGAAAGATATTGAGAGTACTTGTTAAAATCTTCAACAGTAATAAATTTTGACTCTGCCATTTTTGTTTCTTTTTTATTTTCTGTGGTTAATGTTTCATTAGTATTATTTATCTCGTAAATAAAGAGGTTGTCTTCGTTAACGAATCCATAAGATTCGTTAACTCTTTTAAGCTCTGCATTTTCAAATCCAGGATCAGCAACTAAATCATACGTAAATAATTGTTTGATTTTTACAGTTCCATTAGATTCAACAGCTCCAGCTGCTCTACTTGATATTTGAAGAGGAACTCCAGCATCAACTAACGCCTTTGCCTGTCTTCCTGCTTCTGTATCTAATAGTCTGATACGACCTTTTACCTGTTTGGTATCTTTGTCATATGTTAATTCCTCAATCATGTGTGATACATTTTTAAGAGATACATCAAAATTAGCAGGGTGATCTAATTCACCTAGTAATTTTGAAGCTTTGATTTTTGCTTGAAGAGATTCAATTTGAGGAAGATATTCGTCTTCTGTGTAAATTCTATTATTCTTGTTCTTTTTGTCGATTTCTCCAAAAATACCTTCAAGAATGTAAATTCCACCATCCTGCTTAAATTCTAACTCAGTAGTTGATCTTTCGAGGATCAGTAAATTATTAATCATATTATATTATTTTATTTATATTGTATTATATATCAAAATGAAATTTTGTAATTTCTTAAAAATTTAAAAAATTAAATATCCGCTAATGGATCTTCTTCCTCTTCTCCACCTTCAGCTTCTTCTTCAGCTTCAACTTCTTCAGCGTTCTTTTCTTCAGTGTATTCTAAATATGCCTTTAGTAAGGTTGACATATCTTCATCGGTGAATTCACCATTACCATACTCATCATAGAAATATTGCTTAAATTCTTTTTCAGTTTTGCTGTTTATAGCAACTCCAAGAATTTCTGTAGATTTAATTTCAGTACCATTATCTAATGTAATATCATCGATTAATACCTTTGAGTCTTCTCCAGCTGAAATGGCATCTTCTTTCAAAGATTTCTTTTTTAAGTCTGAAGAAAATTCTTCAAATGTTTTAATAGTTTTCATTATATTAATTTATTTTTATAGATTATATATCTGTTACATTCCCATGTCCATCGGGTCAACTTCAGGTTCTTCAGCGTCTTTTGCTGCTTGCCTTTGTTTATAAGCTTCGTTTGCAGCTTTATCATCTGGACTTAGTTTTAAATATCTGTCTACTAGGAATTCCATATTAAAGTATGGCATCTCTTCCATCGTTACTGGATCAGTTTTCATTAATGAATCTTGCATAGTTCCAATAAAGTCTAATCTTTTCTCCATTATCTCCATAGTCTTTAATTCAGCGAACATATTTTCTTCGTGGAATTGTAGTGCTATTTGAGTTTTAAACCCTGCATCATCTTTAAATTCAGGGTATTTTAAACACATTTGAATCCATAATGGTTTAACCAGCACTTCTTGGAATGATGATCGAAGTCTCTTAATAAACTTAGAGAACTTAATTTCATCTCTAATCATACCATCAGCAGCCAGGTTAAAGTCTCCTCCACCATCTTCATACATAAATCTATTATATGGTATTTTAGAAACTTGCTTTAATTTATCAGTAAAGTATTTAAGTGCTTCAGTATCATTAATATCTGGTCCTTCACCACCTAATGTTTCAATCTCTGGTGTCTCTCCGTCCTTACTAGGCAACCAATATTCCTTATTGAATTGTAACATTGGTTTTCCATTAGTGGTCAGATTCGCACTGTCCCAATCAAAATCTACAATCTCTTTGTAGTTATTCATTAATTGTGCAAGTGATTGTTTTGCTCTTGTTTTAGATTTACCTCCAACTGGTATAATGAACTTCATTCTATAAGATGAGTTTGTAACAGCCCAAATAACTCTGGTATGTTCCATAATTCTCATCAAGTTAAATGCTCTTACAAGTCTTTCTAAATATGAAACTCTAGACGCTGTTGTAATTGAAGAGTATGAGATGTATATAATTTGAGAATCATATAGTTTTCTCTCTTTCATTGGATCATCTTTAAATTGGATCCATACTTTTTTACCATCTTCATGGTTATATCCTGGTACTAATGTAATAGGGTCAATTTCTTTAAAACCTATAATTTCAGTTTGTTCTGGGTTGTATATAATTTCAAATGATAAGTAACCATCAATTAACCATTTTCTAAAGAAGTACCATGCTGATTGATCCTGATTGAATCCAAAATACTGGTAAATTTCTCTATATGATTTATTAAGATACTTTTGAACCTCTTCTGAGATTTCCATTCCAACTATTTCTGGATTGGCAAAGAAGTTTTTATTGTCAAATACTATTGACTCATCACAAAGAATATCTAATATGTCTTCAATTTCATCATGTTGCGAGAATTTTCTAAGCTCATCTCTTTTTGCCTGGTACTGTTGATCAAAGAATGGTACGTTTTTACGCATATTCGTATCAGCCATTGAAAGGGCTGCGAATGCACCATACATATCATCACTGTCTGTTCCCAGTGGATTCATTTGGCCGTAACCAAATTGATCCTCTACTGGACCAATTGCCTGTGATTGTCTAAGTACTAAATCGTCATAGTACATTCCAAAAGACGATAGCTTTTTAAGTGAATCGCTTAATGTGAATGTTCTTTTTCCAGTACTCAATGGACCATTTCTCTCTACAAATCCTGCCATTATATTATCATATTAATTTTAGTTATATATCCTTTTTATAAGCTATCTTTGAATAGCCTTATTAATTGTTGTTCGTTTAGACCTTCTAGATCCATAAAATCACATAAAGCAATATCCGCCCATTTTTCATAGGATACTACTGCTTTATCGGTTATTAGTTCAGGTCGATATTGTCTAATTGCAAATCCATATCCTTCAGAATCTAAAAACGCTTTTATACCATCATATGTTATTCTTAATGGATTTTGTCTAATTGCATTGTTTTTTCCTTTACCAGCTGAGGTTGATTTTATTTGACTTGATACTCTTTCGTATAAAGAATCTAATAAATTCTCTTTAAATTCAGTTGGTAATAGATTTAAGTTTACTCCAAGATCTGTTAATCCTCTTTGCTCTATTGCTAAAACAACCGGGTTTTTATCCCACCATGGTAAATTTTCAGTTATTGGTGAATCATATCTGAATACATATATTTTACCAGCATCAAATCTAGTTCTAATCGAAGCTACATCTTTTTTCTTTTTACTCTTAAGAGATTCTTCAAACCATTTCTCAGCAGTTTGTATCGCTTTAGATCTACCACCTGCTTTCTCTAATTTCTTTATCTGTGATTTAATGTAACCCATTCTTAATAGTGTCTTCAGTTAAAACTATAAACTTCCAGCCTCTTCCTTCTGAAAAGGTTTTTGCTGCATTATATTTATCCATATTTTTAACGTATTGCTCTGCTAGAAACTTATATGATTTTATAGCTTTTGCTGAATTCTTAGTTGGTGGTTTTGGCTTTGTTATTTGATCTTTTGGTTTTATTTCTACTAAATACTCTTCAAGTGAACCATCTTGTTTTACTTGTTTAAAATAAAAGTCTGGGTAATATTTGTGGCTTTTTTCAGATTGTCTAGACCAATATGGTATTTCGACTGGCTCACTTGACCAATTTATTACTTTGTCATTAGAATCGCACCAAATACAGAATTTATATTCCCATGAGCTTCTATAAATTATTGGCTGAGGTCCTATATATTTTTCTGGATTGTTAGGATTAAAATATCCTTGTTTAAACCCTGATTTTTTTGATGGGCGATTATTTTTTATTGACATTATAAAGAGTATATTCCAGTACTATCATCTCCACCAGAAGAATCAATTGAAATAGTTCCTTTATATTTCTGTGGATGTATTTTGTTCCATCCTTTAGCATATCCTCTTTTTGCTATTTCAGTAAAATATGCGAATGCGTTTGGATATACTGGATTAAAGTTCTTCCAGTATTTTAATAAATCTAATATTGCAAATGAAAGGCAATCTTGTCTGTCATCATCGTTTACATATGTCATTCTATTAATTGCTCTTTCAGCAAGAAGTATTAACATCTTTTCAGCGATTGGAGTTAATTTTCCAAGCTCTTTAGATTCAGACATTGCAGCATGCAAATCTTTATTGTTTAGGTAATTTTTCTTTTTAGCCACTATATTTATGTTTTGTTTATAGTATATTATATAAGAAACTTTGGTTTTGTTTAACCGGTCTTTATAAATAGAAAAAGGGACGTTAAACGTCCCTTCTTAGTGTCTATCTATTATTAATATTAAGCTCTTATTTCGGCGATCTTGTTCTCCCAAACTGTGATTTCACCAGAGATTAAATTATCAGCTGCTTTTATTTCTTCAACTGATTTATCAGCTTCTGCTAAAAGACCTCTTTGATCTTTTAGGAAAGCAATCATTGATTCATATTTAGAAATGTTCTCTTCAACTTTAGCAAGTTCTGCAGATTGACCTTCAACTAATTCACTTAAGAATGAAATTGCGCTTTGTCCTGTTTTTTCGTTAACATAGTCAACTACTTGGTTTGCATTGTCTGCTTTAAAGAAGTTAGAGATTCTATTTTCTGTATTTAATCTTGCAACAAATACATTTTCTTCTAATTTAAACACGTTAACAACATTACTATTTCCTTCAAAGGTAGCAGCAAAGTCTAGATTTACAAAGTTCTCTAAAATCGCAGGGAGAGATTCGAATAATTCAGCTTTAGGAGCTTCATTATATCTAACAGCTCCGGAATTTAGAACGTGATTTGAGAATGAATTTTCAATAACTAAATTGTTATTAGAAAATGTATTTTCTTTAAGGTTATATACAAATTTAGAAGGCCCATTAAACCATTTAATAGTTTCGTTACTGAATTCAAAAGATTCGAAAGCAGCTATTGCAGTCTTTAATTTTGAATTGATAGTATTTCCTTCAATTTCTTTAATTTCATTTGAGTTGTTCATTTCAAAGACTCTTCCGTTTACATAAAACTGAAAAGATTCTTCTACTTTTACAAATGGTGATAAAATGTTAGTCATCATAATTTTTATTTTTTCTATTTTTAATATATATCTTTTTTAATCTCTAAGTTTGTCAGATTCATTTATTTTGATTGCATCTACTTGTTCTTTAATAGAATCCTTAACTTCAACTTTAGAATTTGATGTTATTTCAAACATTCTATTTCCAACATGGAATTCTTTACTGTTTCCATATACGGTACCATCTTTATTCGATTTACCATAATCTCCATTATCAAAATTAGGTAAGAATGTGTTTACCTCGATTGGAAATACTATTTTATACTTGTCTTTATCTTCAAATGTAAATTCAAGTGGTCTTTCATTGTTGTAGTCATCTGGCATTGCGTAATATGAACTTAATCTATATGTACCTTCATTTAAGTTTCCTACTTCTACATTAAAATAATTAGATTTATATAATGTTTTAATAATAGATTCAGTTACTTTAAATGCATCTAGTGTAGAACTAACTATAATTTCAACATCAACACCTAAGTTAATTGGAATCATTTCAAATTCTGAAACGTATCCTTGCATTGCTCCATTTTCATCCATTCTTGTGTAATTACCAACAGTTCTTTTGTTAACTAGTTTACCAGAATCGACTGACATTGAAGTTAAGTTTACTAGTCCTCTTGGAATTATATCATAATTCCCATCTGCAAATCCAGCATCTGGATAACAATTAGGACCGGATGGAGTTGTAAATAAGAATTGATCTCTTAAGAACTGATCATCTCCAGTTATTGAATAATAAAAAGGAACATCAATAATTGCTCTTGTTTTATTATCCATTTGTCGATAAAAGTGTAACTTGTTATTTAAATCAGCTAAAAGGCCGATAATTACATGTCTAAAGACACTATCATCTGAGTTGAATTTTAGGTTATATGATGCCATTTAAGTTCTGTGTTTTATTTCTTATTTATATATCCCTATTCTATAGCTTCAATATCAAACTTAGAAAAACCATTCTCTCTATAGATTTGTATTTTCTTATCGAATAATTCATGTGGTAATACTGAGTGATTAATAACAAAGGTGTTTATTTTACTCTCTTTAATTACTTGACTTAATATCTTAAGTATATTATGGACACCATCTGCGTCAACTGAACTTAATAACTCATCTAAGAATAATAGGTTTAATTGAGGAAATCTTAATTTTAATATCTTTATAATCGCAATAATGATAATAAAATCTGCCTTCTTACGTTCTCCTGTTGAAAGCGTTAATGGGTTGATCTCTTCTCCTAAATGATTAATTATGCAATTGAATTTTTCATCAAATCTAATATGGAAATGCAAGTGCATTGTTTGTGTCATTGCTGCTATATTCGCATTTAGTCCAGGTAATATAGTTTTTATTGCAAGGTTCTTTACACCGTCTTCTCCTAAAACTTCTTCAACATATTCTAAGAATCCGTATTCTACAGATTTAAAATCTTTAAGAACTTCTTTTTCTTTTTCTTGAATTTGAAAGTCGCTAATGATTTGCTCAAGATGAGAAAAATCAGCAGTTCCGTTTAAAGAATCTTTAATCGCAATCAATTCGTTCTTAAAACTTCTTATATTTGTGTTTAATGTAGATACCTTGTCTCTAACCGAACGATCTTTATCTCTAAGATTTGCTACTTCTTCTTTTATTTTAAGGACTTGAGATTCTGCGTCCTTCATTTTTATAGGAAGCTTTTCAATATCTTCTTTAATTATCTCTTTACGAGAGTCATGAAAGTCTCCAGTCAATTCGCTCTCACATGTAGGACACGTATTATTTTCATATAGATCAAATTTCTTTTGTAAAGACTCTAATCTATATTTTAAACTTGAATAATCGCTTTGCTTTTCTTGAAGATCACTTGTTAAAGTTCCAATACTTGTTGATATTTTCTGTTGAGCCTCTTCAAGTTTAATCTTATTTTCATTATACTTAACAAGAGAATCTTTTAAACTTTGAATTTTCTTTTGATCTTTTTCAGCACTTTCTACTAATAATTGATTTAGCTTTAAATTTACTGAAATTATATTTTCGTTTAATTGATTAAGTTCTTGAGAATATATGTCTAATTCTGTCTTTAATCCTTTTCTCTCTTCTCTAATTGACTGTTGCATCTCATTAAGAATAGAAAAACCAAACATGCGGTCAATAATCTGTCTCTTATCACTATTAGTCATAGTTAAAAAAGACTTAAAATCGTTTACGGATAATATGATAATGTTTTTAAATACATGGTATGGGATTCCAAACAGTTCTTCTTCTAAATAATCTTGAACTGATTTTTTACCAGCTTTATCAAATTCTACTCCATTTAAAGTTACTTTGAATATTCCAGGAGCTAATCCTCTTTCAATAACTATTTTTGTAGATTTACACTCTAATTTAATACGAACCCAAAGTTCTTTATTAATTCTATTAGGAAGATCTGCCATTCTAACTCCCTCTACTTTTCCGTAAAGACCAAAAACTATCGCATTAGCAATAGTTGTTTTACCCTCTCCGTTTTTACCTAGAGTTAAAAATAATTCAGAAGAATCATCACTAAATTCTATTTTTTGAATTTTGTTACCGTAACTTGCAAAATTCTTTAGCTCAATACTTTGGATTTTCATATTAGTCTATTTCATAGTTATATGCACAAAAGTCATGAAGTTTCCTTAGACGTGCTTTAATTTGATCTTTAACATCGCTAGAATGTCCAAGATTATCAACATACATATTACATAAATGCAATATATTGTAGTTCTTATATAGATCCTCAATCTCATCCATATCGTACATATCTTTATCTAAGAAAGTATCTTGTTCGTATATGTTTGGGTCTATTTTTCTGCTAATTGATTGTACTTTATTAATTAGTCTTGAAAGAGCAGATGTTGTAGCTATATTTGATGGAATGTATAAATCTACATAGTTGTTTCTAATAGCATCTTTAAACTCACCCAACTTAACGTCGTATAACTGGGTTAAATAGAACTTAACAAACTTTGGTGATATAGTATTTTCATAGAAAGTCTCTGACATGTCCTCTAAATCAACCATATCAAACCCTTTAGTATTATCCATATCAGATCTTGTTAACTCGTATGGTGTACCTACCATTCTCAACCTTCCTCTCTTCTGTCTATAGTGAATATGTCCGGAATATACTGCATCAAATCTATCGTATGTAGAAGCTTCCACACCGTGAAAGTTATCTACCTTTTTGTTTAATTTAATACCTCTGACTTCTGAATGACAAAATACTATATTTGAATTTGGGAATTCTGCAAGAGTTTCCTTTTCATGATCAGTGTCTCTTCTCCATGGCATTAATAAAACTTCTTTGCCTCCCCAATTAAATGTTTTTGATTCTTTATAAATCGCAACATTTGGAATCCATTTTAAAGTGTCAATTGAAGTAACTTCATTACTTTTCTTAGCCCATATGTCGTGATTACCCGCAATAACATGTACTGGTAGTATTTTGCCAAGTCTTTCAAAAAGATCTATAGCATAATGTAAAACTCTTATATTAATACTTTGTCTATTGTCGAACGCATCGCCGACCTGTACTAATATATCTCCGTCTTGATAATTTTCAAGAAGTGTTGGAATGAATTGATTGTCATAAAAATCTTTCATCATGTCCAACCATTCTAAAGAACTAGATCTAACACCAAGGTGCATGTCTCCTAAAATCCAAATTCTTTTAACTGGTTTATCAAGTATTTCTTGATTAATCATATTAAAAAAGTCTATTTATATTCTTCTTCTTAAGAATGTTGGTTTTCTTATCTAATGCTTCTATTAATTCTTCTTTAAATTTGTTTCCAAGAGAAGCATAAAATTTAGTTGGATTAATATTAAAATAATCACATAGTTCTGAGTAGATCTCAATTATTGAGTGATTTGCTCTCATTTCATCTGAAATATACTCATACACTTCATTGATTTCGATTTTCTTTAATTTAATAGTTTGTTGAAACTCATCAATATTATTAAATTGATTAAATCTAGAAACAATAATTAAATTATGTATCGTATCTCTTACAATACCTGATTCTATTTTATCTTCCTCATCTCTATTATCCATGTAGCTTGGCGCTACTTCGAATTTTAAAGTAGAATCTAATTCGAATTCGCCATCTTCAAACGTGTTGTCGAATATTTTATCTCTTTTTGTTCTCATTATAAACTGTGTATATTTGAATTTGATACCTCATCTGTTTCATGAAGTCTCATATAGTTATAATTAATGTCTAGTTTGCACTTGACACCCTTACCTTCTCCATCTCTAATTTTTAATATCTTTAACCAATATTCATTAGATGCCCGCATCATATCATCCTGTATGATTCCTAACATTAAATCTGCAGTATGCGAAAGACCAGCAGATTCTGCAACATCACCCATTCCAATATCACTTGAATTGTAATTGTTTCTATTAATCTGAGTTGCTGTTACTATTAACCAACCGTTACGTGTTCCCATTGCTCTTAAATCTTCAGCAATCTGCTTGATCTTTAAGTACATATTTTCAGAATTCGGATTTCTATAATTTGCTAAGATGTTAATGTAATCAATAACAACACATCCTAATTTTATTTTTCTTTCTTCTTCTATTTGTTTTAAGTACGCTTCTAGGTCTGGTACTGTTGCCTGTGATGTTGGGAATTGTTTAACAAACAATTGACCAGGCGGTGTTAAACCATCTCCAACTCCCTCAAGCTTTCTTTTCATTAAATCTTTATTCTTAGCCTTTTGGTCATATTCATTCATTGGAATAGTTAACATGTTAGCACCGATTCTTTTTAATACCTTTGGAGCTGACATCTCTGCTGAAACAAATGCAGTGTTAACTCCCATTTTAACAAAATTAGCAGCATCATTTGCTAAGTATATAGATTTACCAATATTTTGTTCACCTACATAAACTATTAATGAACCATCTTTATCATAACCTCCGTTAAGTACTCTATCTAAGAATTGATATCCAGTAGAAACCTTTTCTCTTTTTTCGCTATAGTGATCATCTGCATTAAAGAAATCAAGCCCAATGTCAGAATTAAATACGATTGAATTTCTATCATTAATTAAAGTTTTTACTTTAGAAATAATAGAATCTGCATTATCTGGAGTAACTTCAGTTGTTTTGATGTACTCTATTGTATCAAATAGAGTTGAATTAAAATTACTCCATTTAATCCAAGATTCTATTGTCGAAGTTAACCACTCATCATCGTATTGTGTAAGATCTGTATTGTATACAAGCTCCATTAAGGATTCTTCTACATTTCCTTTTACCTTATCACTATTAACCAACATAAGCATTTGATCTTTTGAAGGAGTTTCATGAAATTTATCATGGAACTTCTTTGCAAGCGTATTCATTATGTCAATTTCTTCTGAAGTGTAGAATCCTTTTTGAATCTTTTCTAAATATTTTGGTTTAGCAAGAGATAATTTAAAGAATAATTTTTCAAATTCTGGTCCGAATTTCATATGTTTTGTTTTATGTAGATTATATAAGTTTTATTGATTTAGTTTAATAACCTACTTTTCACTAGCGAAATTGCCCTGACCATATGACCATGGTTCCCTATCCCATAAATTAAATGCCATTGCCTTTCTAGTTCCTGTTAATACTTGATTAACTTTATGTGGAACATGTCCTGCATCGAATATTATTAATCTGTTTGGTCTACATAATATAGTGTCTGGCGTTTTGTCTTCTCCTTCTGTATAAACCTCTAAAGCACCTCCTGTAAATTCAGGACCTGCAGGATAATATACACATCCGATAATTGGACTCATTCTATCACCAGTTGCTTGTCTATATGCTACATCGTCATCATAGTGCATTTCTAGATAATTTCTAAATCTGCCCTCTGGATCTGCTTCTTGAATTCCCGTCCAATATTCAAAACCATCTGTTTCAAATATGCGAGTTAATGGATAATTGTGTTTCCATACATATTCAATAATTCTTTTCTTTACTGATGTGCTTTTGTTTTCTTCATTCCACCAACCCTTCCAATAGTAATATACTCCTGGATCTTGGAAAAATGTTTTATCTTCTGCTATGTCTTTTAATAATTGTTCATCTTTGATGAAATCGTCAAATACTGTTATCATTGAAATGGGTTTATTTTTATTAAATAAGCTTCTTTGCCTTCTTCTATACTTGTTTGTTCTATTAAACCAAGTTCTATTGCTTGTTTTAATCCTGCTTCTGCATTATCTATATTTCCAGCAGCGTGATAATTCATTAAAGAATTTTTAGTAAAACTAGTTCTTGGTCTTTCTGGTCTTTTTAAAGTTTCTGTTGCGTATATATGAATAATATCGAAGGCATTAGGAAACCCATCAAGTTCCTCTTGAATTCCAAGAATGTACTTGATGGGTAGTTTATCTTCGTTTAATTTTCCGATGTTTAGTTTCATTATTCTGCGTTTGCGTCCTCTAACATTTCTTCAATATCTAAAGAACTAGATTCAGAATTATAGTTAAATAATGGTTTAATGTGAGTTTCGATTCTTTCTAATACTTCTCTTGTAAATACTTTTTCGGTGAAAAAATCTTTGTTAGGTACTGTTTCATCAAGATGCTCACAAATCCAACCTCTTGCAGTTGCTTTAGGAACTTTCTTACCTTTTTCAATAGTACCTTTAGTAATTCCACAAATATCCCAGGTTGCGTATTGTTCTAATCCGACATATGCATTCATACCTTCACTAAAGTTTAGGTGAAATTTAATCGGTGTTGGTTTTGCAAAACGATTCTTTGTAGGTTTTGCAGTTACAATAATACCAACTTTATCAGCGCCATCTTTTAATTGTGCCTTATTTAACATCAATACTATAGATGCTGCGTATTCTGGTCCAGTTCCACCTCCTGCAATTTGCATTGGAATAAATGATTGAGATTGGTATGTGTGGTTTGTAAATATAAATGGAATCTTTAAATCGGCAAGTGGCGTCATTATAATTCTAAATATAGATTTTAAGATCTTTGAACGAGTCATATCACTCTTTTCACTTCCACTCGCAGCATCATCAATTTCTTTTTGAGTTGCTAAGTTACCAGCAGAATCAAGAATAATCATAAGCTTTGGTATTTTACCACCTTCACGTTTAATTTCCTGCATCTTGTGAGTAATTGTTGTAATAGATGTTCTGAATTCTTGAACCGTATTTACTGGTTGATAATTTACCTTAGATATATCAATACCAAATTTAATCATTTGATCCTTATCTACTGCTGCTTCAGAATCATAATAGATTATATTATATCCCATGTTTATTGCTTCTCGTACTGAATTTAAGGTAAGGAATGTTTTACCAGTTCCTGAAGGACCTGCAACTGAACATGATCTATTGTTTGGCCATCCTCCAAAAAGAGAGCCACTAACACATGCATTTAAATGATAGTTTCCAGTAGGGATCCATTCAGTAACTTCTGAGAAGTTTGATTTATCCATAACAGATCCTAGTGGGTTTAAATCCGCTAGTTGTTTATTTAGGTCGTCGAATGTAAAATCTTTTTTAGCCATTGTTAAATATATTATTTTCTTTTTTTCTTAAGTCACCTAATTGGTTTAATAGATCTTTAGTTTCGATTTGAATTGAATCCATACTATCTTGAAGTTCTTTAAGCCTATCGTGAATTTTTTTGTATTTATGAACAAATTCTTTCTGTTCATTATTTAGTGTACTATAGTCTAGTTGTTCCATCTGTTTTATTTTGTTGTACCTCGTTAATTACATCATCAATTGTTATTTGATTAGAGTTGACGTGTGCATCACTCACGTTGTCTTCTTGTAATTCCCAAGATATTTTTCTAATAACTTCTCCTAGTTCAGAATTATTAGGATATTTATTTGATAGATCTGAAATTGTTTTGTTTGTAATTTTCATAATTAAAATAATGATGTTGAATAAATTAAGTTTCTATTTAAGGTTTGTAATCCAACCGCCTTAAGCACTCTGTTTAATGGATCTATTACGCTTTTTTCAAATTGTAATTCATAATCAACTTGTGGAGCTATTTCATAAGGATGGTCACCAGGCATATAGGCGAATATCTCACATACGTTGTGTTTGCAATGGTATAATTTTAACTTTTCGCCGTTACTAATCATTTTGTATTTGTTCTTATACTTAGGGTTTGTATTCATTAAGAAGTTATAAAAACCAGCAGCCTTCACATTTGGTGGACATTTTAAACCATATTGAAATTCTACAGAATCATCAATAATATATTTTTGTATATTATTAGTTCTTTTATTAAAACATATGTCATCTACATTCGCCAATTTAAATTCCTTCTTACCTTGTTTTAAGTAATCAACTAACTTCTTTAATAAGTCTGCTGTTGGTTTTTCAGACAAAATTAACTTAAGAGCTTCTGTTAAATGCTTTCTTGCAAGAGAAGGTGTAGAACTTTGAATAGTATCAAAACCAATTGTTTTAATCTTCTTAAGAGAAGGATATCTATCGTCTATATCTAATTTATCTTCCCATGCTATGTTTTGTAAGTATTTCTTCTTTGCTAACCAAATTCCAGAATATGCTATAGTTTCTAAATCAAAATATAAGAAATTATTAGTGTTAGTCGCTTCTGCGTATTTAGCCATGCATTTAGTTATATAATCCTTAAGTCTAAAGTTATACAATTCCATTATAAATTTATCAATTGGTAGTTTTTCTCCTAACCAATCAATAGATTCATACATCTCTTCAAATTGAACATAACATGAATCTGTATCAATATAAACTACGGAAGGTCTTACCAACTTCATCTTTACTGATATGTTAAGATGACTATGAACTGCAGTATCTTTTAACCAGAATTCTTGAAAGTACTTATTAAGAATTCTTTCAGAATATAAGATAGCGTTTTGTCCCTGTAGTGTAATAGATTCTGCTATGTCAATATTGAAAAAGTGAAACCACTTATTACCGAAAGCACCATAAATCGAGTTCAACATTACTTTTACCGCTTGTTCGTACGCAGTATATTTTGCTGATAAAGTAGAATAATGCTCTACCAAGATTTTTATCTCATCTTGTGTTAGAGCATCTTCTGGTTTATTTATTAGTTCTTCGATGTTCATATCTTATTCAGCAGTTTGGCATGTAGCAATAGTTAATAATGTTTCAGAATCCTTAGATCTTAAAACAACTCTATTGTCCATTACATTTGCAGAATAATCTTCTCTATCAAGTAGGTTTAAATATTTTTTAAATAACGTTACTTTGCGTGGGTTTGTTCCGACATAATCAGGAGTTACTAACATATTGTATGTTTTTCCTTTCATTCTAACACCATCGCCGTTTGCTGCAATTGAGAATGTTTCTTCTTTGTCTAATCCGAAAAGATTACGAACTTTTGAAGTTGTAGAGTAATCCATATCGAATACATAGTTTGCCGCATCAACATTAAAGATACCTTCAATTTGAGAATCTGTAAGATCTTTATAACCTAATGAAGGCTCAGAACATGATAATGTAATTTCTAATTCGTCATTAAAGATCTTGAATTCTGTTGCAACACAGTCCTCATCATTTTCTAAGAATTCAATTTCAGCCTGGATAGAATCACTATCAAACTGCTTAAATGCATCAGTTAAACGAGAAGCATCAAAAAATGCAATCTTTAGTTCTTTGTCTGTTGTTATGTTACCATCTTCAATTTGGAATACCTCTCCTAATGGAAGTCTATGGTGCTTTACAGCATCTCTTTGTGGTAAGTAAGCCGAAGCTTGAACAATACCATCTTTGATTTTGAAGTAAATGAATGTATCAATTACTTTTAAACGATTAACGAAATTAATAAAATTCGTTTGATCTACTTTGTTAACGCTAATTTTCATGTTGTTTATTATATTAAATGATTTAGGTATTATAGTAGAAATACTGGTTTTGTTTCATAAAAAAACCCGAACGTTAATTCAGGTTTAATTATTAGTTTTAGTTTTGATTATTTTATGAATTGTTCAAATAATTGTACGTATTTCATAGTTGTTTTATTTGATTCTGCATAACCTTCGATATCCCATTGAACTCTTTGTAGTGGATCTTCTCCTCTAAAGCTCTTCTTTACCCAATCAATAAGTCCTGGTTCGTTCTTAGCATTTTGTGCCATATCGAAAGCATTTTCTGCTCC